ATGATTCAAAGTTTTTAGGTGGTTTTTGATTATTTCTTTGGTCAATCATTTCTGATTGTTGTGTTGCTTGTATCTTTGTTCTTTGATCTTTACGATCTTCTTTTTCTTTTTCTCTACCCTTAACTCCCTCTACCTCCATTTGCCTAAGTTGCATGTTGTATTGGAACTCTTGTTCCATTAACATTTTCTTTAACTCTCCTTCCGCTTGCATTCTTTGCATTTCTAATTGTGATTCTATTTCAGCAAGTTGAGCTTTAGATTGTGTAATAGCTTGGTTTTTTTGGACTTCTATTTCACCCGCCGCTTGTTGTGCTTGAATATTAGCTTGTGATTGCGCTTGGATATTCTGTTGTTGGATTTTTTGATCTCTATCTATCTTTTTCTTTCTTCTAATCTTTAGCAATGAATTAGCTATCTTTAGATTTTTTATTTCTCTAACATCAATAGCATCTTCTAATTCTATATTTTCTTGCGCTAACGCGACTTGTATATTATTTTCTAATAACGCTTTCTCTTCTTCGTCTGGCGCTAGTTCAATAAATATACCGAAATCATATAAATATAAACTAGACATCTCTTCTAACGTAGAGACATTAAATCTCCCAATAGCATGTATAAAGGCGTCTCTAGTTGGAGAGTATTCTATAATATCAGATATTCTTAAAGAAAGACACTCTGCAATACTAGATGTTAGAAACAATCCAGATTGTAATATATGTCTAGTAGCTGTATTTGAATTAGCTGCCGCCATTTTTTGTACACCAACTAATGCGTTTTTATCTGGTGTAGTACCATCTCTAGCTTCGTTTAATCCGGTTACGTCTCTTATCATCTGTAGATAGTAATTGTATGTCCCAATTAAACTTTGTAATTTAGCTCCACCGTTCCCAGATTGTAACTCTTGAATAGGTACTTTGCCGGGATTCATATCACCTTCCGAAGTAAAACTCCTACCAATAACACTACCAGTTTGGAAGAACATGTTTAAAGCTTCTTGTGGATTGTAGTTTGTCCCGTTCCCTAAATCAATTTCAGCAAGACCGTCTGCATCTAAGTAAACTCCGTCAGGAACCATACGCGACATTACTTGTTGTAATTTTAAATGTGTAAGTTGGATCATATCAGCAAAACTGGTAATTCTACTGACTAAACTTTCTATTTTACCCTTGTATATTCTAGGCGCTACAATAGCGTAATTCATTTTTACTTTAGTGAAATCACTTTTAGGACGTATCATGTTTTTTGCCATCTCCCATTTAAGTAGTTTCTGCGTACCAAGAACCATAGCTCCTTCATAAAGACACTCTATAGATCTTTGCAATCTATTATACTCTCCTTCTTTTTCAACCGGAGGATTGAATGTGTCATCTTTTTCTATAGCTTTATCCGCTCCAGATCCAGTTTCCTTCATTTTATAAACTTCGTTCATATAACTCTTGTAGTTAAAATACAGTATTTGAACCGAGTTATTATCCATCTCTCTAGATGTGGTATTATAACGGTTAGTATGTATAGATTTGTTTTGTATAATTTCCTCTAAATCTTCGTCTGTTAAATGGGGAAATTGTTTTGCTAGTTCATTAACTGGAATTGTTTTAACTTCTCCTACATAATATATATCATCAAAATACGGTGACTCGGTATATGAATACACTAAATCAGCTGGATCAACGTAATCAATGGTAACGCCCTCTGAAGTATTAAACCCTGTTTTAACAGCGCCAATTCCTAATACTGTTAGATCGTAATAAAATCTTTTTTTAATCAACTCGTAATTGTTACCATCCATTAAAACTTTTAAAGCTTGTTCTTCTGCTATTTCTACGGATTGTTTGTAAGATAACTGCATATGTAGCGCTAGTTCCTCTTCGTCGCTTGGTAGTTTTTTTGGATCGTTCTCTGATAAATCAAGGTTGAAGTTTTCTTTAACGTATTGATCTATACTTTTCATCTCCATATCTCTTAATATAGATTCCATATATTCAGTACGTTCACTTACACCGTAAGGATCTTGTGAGTAAGCCTTAATATCATACATTCTCTCTGCGATACCATTTACAACAATATCTACAAATTTAGGTATAATTGGAATAGGTTTCCAATCTAAATTTAAGTAGCTTAAGTCACCATTTATAGATAACTCATCTTTATATTTTTGAATTGATTGTTCTCCACGAGCGTATAATCTTAAATTGTGGAAATTGTTTTGGGTGGTAGTGTATCTAGTATGTCCACGATCTTGGTGGAACCATTCGGATTCGATAGCTTTAGCTATTTTTAAACCATAATCATAGCTTATTTTTTCGGCGTCACTTACAACTTGACTAGGAAAATTATTTATAACAGACTCTGCCATATTTTACTTTATTATTTTTGATGCGTTTCCAGTGTTAGTATACTTCGCAATATTTATGTTTAATTTTTGCTTCTCAATTTTAGCATTTGGTCTATATAAATGTCTATTACAAGCCATTATAGCTAATCCAGAACTAATAGTTGCGTCAAATTTAGTTCTTTTGTTTATATCAAATCTGCTCCAATCATTTAAAGTTTCGTTAAAATATATGTTTCCATAATTTCCATCACTTAAGTGACCTACGTGACTTTGTATATACATTTCAATAGCAGCCGCGTGAGCTTGTTTAATATCTTCACTTGAATTAGGTATCCCTCCTATTTCTTTTTCTGTTACAGATAGTTTGTTCCATAGTTTATCTGGTCTATTCATAGAATAACCTCTATAACCTCTTCTTCTTAAATGATATAACAATCTAGGTTTGTTATTTTCACAAAGTAATGGCATTCCGTAAAATACTAAAGCCATAAGTACGTCTTCGAAAAATATATCAGCAGTTGGAGGTCTTGCTACATACTCTAAGAACATATGATTTGGAGGACAGTCTTCCATGCTGAATTTAGTAAGTCCGTGTAAAGATCCATTTGATCCTTTTCCGTCCACTGTTCCCGATATATCGTAACTGTCACAACCAAAAGCTCCCATGTGTTCGTTTGCAGGATATTTCACATTGTTCTTCATTATGATCTTATTCTGCATGTGACTTGGTGGAAACCAACTCACTTTGAATCTACCCTTCGGATCTGGGTAAAATATAACTTGTGTGTCTTTTACACCATTTACCCACTGAAAATTCCCAACTGATAATATAGCTGAATTTCCTATACCTTCGTTATAATCTATCTGTTCGTATATTTTAACAAGATTAAAGATACTATTTTTAGATTCATCTCTAAAAGCGTGCTCGGTAGTCCTTGGGAATTGTCTATAGAATTCATTTAATCCATCTTGATCAGATTTCAATCCTTCTACTTCGTTGTTCCAGTGCTCTATTATACCTACATCTATTAATTCACCATCTGGTCCGAGGACATCATTATCTGGATTATCGAAGACTGGATATCCGTGTTCGTCAATAAATCCCTCATAGTTCCATTCCATTGGAATAAACAAAGAGTATAAACCAGACTTTGTTTGGCCATTTCTATTTCGCGATGTGACATCTGACGCGTTGTATAGTTTTTTAAAATTGTCTCCACCCTTGTCTAATGCGTTTGAAGTTGAGCCCATCATACACTTACCAACAATCCTACTACCTAATCGTAAGCATGTTTTAGTAACTCTCCAGTTGTTTAGTATATTATCGGGTCTCTCCCATTTACCACTTTCATCATGTACTAGTAAATTTAGTTTCTCTCCATCATAACTATTATCTCCAGTATTCTTCCAATCAATAGTAGTATCTAATCCTTTTATATCTTCTAACTTCTCGTTAGCTGTAATCTTTTTCCTTGTAAATTTAGATGCCGGTACTCTGTATGCTAATTCTGTTTTAGGTCTATCCATACCATCTTGAATAGGTTTGAAAAAGAATGGATAGTTTATGCTAATTGGAACTACTTTATCAGTAAACATCTTTTTAGCGTCCGAACCAGTTTTTGAAAGTATACCATATCTAGCGTCTCCTGTTAAAGTGGCTAGATTAACCGTTTCCGCGCTTGACATAAAAGAAAATCCAGAACGCCTATTTTTTAGATAGCACATACCGTAACATCTTTTATCCGCCTTGCAAGCTTCCCAGAATATATAAAACAATCTATTCGCTTCTCTAAAGTCTGGAGCTCCAACGTCGATCTTACTCCACTGCAAATACATGTAGTGCGTACCAGTTACCCAGGTTGGTTTACCATTGTTTATAAACCAGAATCCTTCGTCTCTTCGTTTGAATTCTTCGTCTATATAATCATACCATTTTTCTTTGCTGTCTTCCGGATAACTCCTCCAGTCGAATATGTTTTTAATACGACTAAGTTCTTTAGGATATTCTTGTCTTACCCATTTGTTCTTTTGGTGTTTGTATACTTCTTTAGGTGGTTTAGGTAGCGCTATAATTAAATTTTGTATCTCTATAATTTCACCTATAACTCCATTGTGAGATAATACTATTAGATCGTGTTCTTTGTTGTAGCCATATTTCCACTTCTTACCTCTATTCATTCTGGTAATAGTAGTCTTTTTTATAGGTTCTACTGTGTTAACTAAACTTTGCTTGTACATTACTTAGATCTACCTTCTGCGAATCCTTTAA